GTATATTGTTGTCATTTTGATATCAAAATAAACTTTCCCCAACCGAACCAACTCACGTTCAGGGTCTGCATTATACAGAGTGTAAAATATTATTATACAATGAGTGAACCCTCAAAAACCTTGACAAAATAAATTTTATCTGTTATAATTGTAAATGAAAGGTATATAAACCTTTCAGTATATTTCTAAAGGCGGCGGAAAATCAAAACGCATTGGTAAAGGTGGGTGCCACCGGCGAGGAGTCGGCCGCCAAACTGCACCGGGTGGAACCGGGGTGCGACTTTTCCGCCGACCGATTTATGAAGTATTACAGTTTACGGAAATGTTTATCTTACAACCGTTACCTAAACATTTTAATAGGCGGGCGTGGTATAGGAAAAACATACCAACTTAAAAAATATGTGATCGAGCAATACCTAAAAAGCAAAAAACAATTTGTTTGGCTTCGACGCTACAAAACGGAAATAAAAGAGGCTACAGACGGTTTTTTCACTAAACACAAAAATAATTACCCTGACCACAAATTTGAGATCAAGGGCAAAACCGCCTACATAGATGGTGAACAGGCAGGGCGATTTATAGCATTAACAAACGCCGATATATTAAAAGGCTCCGATGATTTTTCAATAGTAACAACAATTGTTTACGATGAATTTATAATTGATAATAAGTCTTCATTTCGGCGCTATTTACCAAATGAATTAAGAGTATTCACCGATTTGCAAGAAACGATATTTCGAACACGAAATGATGGAAAAGTATTTATGCTGGCAAACGCGTTGTCAATGGTAAATCCTTACTGTTTAGCCTTCGGAATAAAATTTCATTATAACCCATTATTCAAAAACGATTTAATATACGCCGAAATGCTAACCACCACAAATGAATTAGCATTTGCAAAAGCCACAACACCGCAAAACAAATTAGCAACAAAATATTTACCTGAATATAACGAATACGCAAACAATCAATCATTTTTGAATGACGACTATTCACAAATCGAGCGAAAGCCTAAAAATTCAATTCAACTTTTCAATATTAAAACCGATAATAATATAATATATTTCTTTTTCGCTTCCAGCTCGCAAGCTTTATACGCCTGTAAATCAGGCGACCCTAAGACAAATCCATTAACTGTAAACAAAATAGCAGAAAACAACCGCCCGCACGCAGGAGCCGAAATAAAAAAGATAAAGTCCTTTGCCGTGGCGGGAAGGTTGTTTTTTGAAAGTTTACAGATTAAAAGTGAAGTGGAAAAGATGATATATAATAGATTATGAAAGGAGCAATAGTAAATGAGTTTATCTGTCGAGCAAATCAAAGAAATTGTTGATCGTGTCGCAAAAGCGGAAGATGTAACCGAGATCGGCCCCGATCTTGCAACAATCACAGACACATTTGTTGACTACGCAAGCGAAATTGAACGCTTGACTGCCGATAATGCAAAGCTTACAGACGATAACAACCGAATTCGCGAGATCAACGGTAATCTGATGATGAAGGTAGGCGAAAAACTTGAGGTAACCAACCCCGAGGACACCCCGTCTGCAAACAACGAAAAATCCCCTGATGAGGTGATTGACGAATTGAAGGAGGAAGAGTTTTTCAATGAGTTCTAATAAGAAAATGACGGAGGCGGCAAAAGCTCAAAAGACGTTGAATGCTGTTCGATCTATGATGAGCGAAACCGCGCAGGCTGATATCCCGGTGCTTGCCGAGGGTGACGCAATTAGCAAATTTGCAAACCCGATCTTAAATTATAAGGCGCATACGAACGAGTTTATTTCTGTCTTGGTTGATCGAATTATGTTTACAGCAGTGGAAGTAAAGCGCTATTCAAACCGGCTTGCCAGACTGAAAAAAGGCCGCCCCTATCCCTTGGGCACAGACGTCCAGCAGATTTACGAAAATCCTGTTAATCCTATGGGATATAACGGCGAAAATCTTTCCGGCATTTTGAAACTATACAAAGGTGATACAAAGGTAGCCTATTACAGCAGAAACCGGCAAGATGTGTTCCCGCTGTCTATCAACCGAGAGGAATTGATGGGAGCTTTTGTTTCCTACGAAAGTTTTAACCGTTTCGTATCCGCAAAAATCAATTCTGTTTTTTCCGGCAATGAAATTCGCGAATTCAATTTGTTCAAGCAAGCAATTGTTGACGCGTATACAAACAATGTTGTTCTTGGCCGGAAAATGGCAATGCCTGCCACGAAAGATGAAGCGGAAGACATGGTAGCTACCATTCGCGAAACCGCTATGAACATGACATTCCCTTCCACCGGCTATAACAACTATATCAACCAGCCCGGCGCAGTTGGTGACCCGGTGGAAACATGGTCGGAAGCTGACCGAATTGTAATTATTATTCGTTCTGATTTGATTAACAAATTGGGCGTTAAGGTTCTTGCAATGGCTTTCAATATGGCTGAAGCTGACTTCCGAAACAATCTTATTGTAGTCGATTCCTTCGATTATGACAATTACGATTTGGAAAACAGAAAGCGCACCGGGAAAACACTGTCCGATATTGGGTTTGTGATTTGCGATGAATCGCTGTTTCAAGTATACGACAATATTCAAACAGCGGCAGAAGATTTCATTGGCTCGTCCCTGACCTGGCAGTATTTCTTCCATGTTTGGCAGATTTACGGTATTTGCCCATTTGCGAACGCTATGGTGTTCGAGGTTCCGAAAGCTGACGCTTTGCAGGATTTGACAATCACCGATTTTCACGAGGCAAGTGGGGAAAACTTTGTAAAGCTTGAAGCGGCAGACGCAACGCAGACGGTTGACTATGCAACAACCCCCGCTGATTATAAGGTGAATACCATGCGGCTTGAATTTGAGCAGGTGCTTGAAAGTGCTGCAAAGGATAAGATCAATGCTGAAACGCTGGCTGAATATGTGACTATTGCTTTTGACCCCACAGCTAAAACGATCACTTTCACCGGCCATTCAACTGCCGATACCACACACACGGCAACTGTTCTTTGTAATATTGTCGCCGATGGAGTAGCAACTCCGGTTGCGGTGGTCGTAAATTTTACAGTGTAACCGTCATGTTGGAATATAAAAAATTCAACCATGACGGAAGCCTTGAATTTGATTGCCCCGCCACAGGTGATTATGACGCACATTTCATTGAAACTCCGCCCGAAACAGAAGCAAGCGACACAAGAACTGTCCCAGTTCTTTCCGGGGAAACATACGGAAAAGCAGAGAATGTAAATGGGTTGTTACAGCTTGTTGACGTTGCATACGACGACGTTGAATCAGGCGAAACTAAACCGATAGGGTACGCGGGTTTGTTAACGGTGAGTACTAACGAATGGATCAACCGTGGATTTTATGATTTGGATGTGACAATCCTCGGTGAAAACAAGGATCAATTTAAGGTTGCAGTAAAATCAACGTATCTTCACGGAATCGCTGGATTCATTGATCTACCGATTATTTGCACCTATTGTTTATTTGTATATGATAATAAGGCAAATATTATCGGTAAATATGTTTTCAGCATTCGCGTGACAAAAAATTCATAAAAGGAGCAAAGACAATGGCAGTAACTCACCCAACAACAAGGTTGGATATATTTACAGTTCCATGGGGAAAACCGGAAGAATGCCATGCCATTGTTGATTTCCCAACGGCGGCGGCGCAAGTCGCCGCCTTTGACGATTTAGCGGCAAAAGGTGTCAGCGCAACAAAATTCAATTATATCAAAAAAGATGAAGCTTTTAGAATTGAGGGGAATTTTGCAAAATTTGAAGCTTTCAATTATTGCCGATATCAAAACAGTGATTTTGTAAATCGTCAGGGAAACAAAAAATGGTACTATGCTTTCATAGATCGTGTCGAATATATCGCGCAAGATATTGCAATGATTTATATTACAACCGATTATTGGCAAACATATCAATTTAACATTACCTACTACAAATCTTTGATAGCCCGCGCTCATGTGAAAAAAAGCGAAGACACCGTTGGCCGTTGGCTTCAACCTGAGCCAGTGGGCGCGCCTGCAGATTATGAAAAAGAAATTGATCTTTTTTCAGGCGGCGAAGATTGGTTCCCGTCTTGGCAGATGCTATCTGTTTCACGACCACCGGGCACAGGTGAAACAGATTGGATATATGGCGGGTATGGGAACGAGTCTTCAATGACGGGCCAATATGCCGGGTTTGTTTCATCGGACGCTGAAATTCAAAAATTGATTGATACTTATGCAGGTGAAACGGATCGGAGGCAGGATATCATTGGTTTTCGTTGTGTTCCGTTTTGGGTCCGAAAATGGTTGCGAGATAACAGGTATTTGACTGATGTAACGGTTGACGGGTATACAATTCCATACTGCGCCGCAAATCTTGTTGCCGCGCAAGAAACAACCGCCGATATAGCTGGGAACACATTGGCATGTGGATATTCGCCGCGGAATAAAAAAATGCTTACTTCAATGTGTCGTGTGTATGTGATTTACAACTATAACGGATTTAGTCAACCTCTGCGACCTGAATTCATTAAAGGTGATTCAATTAAAATGACCGCAGAAATGCGCCCAATTGGCTCCAATGGTTTTAAGTTGAAGTTGAAAAACTACGCAAAGCCAGCAGAATCGGTTTTTGATGTTCCGTATTCGTTTGAAATGCAAATAGGGTATAATGAAAACGGGGGGGTTCAAGGTTCACTTAACCGTGTTGGGTCCGTGTTGAATGCGGCCGGGGCTGTTGCTGGAAGTGCTGCAAGTATTGGTGCAAATATAGCAACAGGTAATGTTGCCGGAGCGATCACCTCCGGAGTTGGCGCAGTTGGTTCTATATTCAATGCGTCACGAGATATTGCAAACGCTTTTAATTCAAAAGTAGCCAGCAAAGGAAACCAAAGCGACACGAATTCTATTTCAAGCGAAAATTGTAGATTTCGACTGGTTGACTGTTCACCTTTATATCATGAGTGTGGTCCAATCGATGATTTTTTGGATCTGTATGGCTATGCAATCAATGAGTGGGGAAAAATATCCAGCTGGAAAGATACCCGAAGCAAGTGGAATTATTTGCAAACAGTTGATTGCAATATCAAAGTGAATGCACCTGCACCGGAAGCCGCATCAATTCGAGGATTGTTTAACACGGGTGTAACTATTTGGCATTCTATTTCCGATTTTGGGAATTATTCCCTAAATAACGATTAAAAGGAGGGATAACCATGGAAAATCCAGCAAACACAAAATCCTTTGCATTGTATCACACGCCAGCAACAAATGGCACGTTTGCTGGTCAATTCAATTCAATTTTAACTGCGACACAACTAAACCAAATCTATCAGTGTTATTTCATGAATATCGCCGCTACAGTTTTTGAGTGGGAAAACTTGCCGGACACGGTGGACGCTGATTTTTTAGAATTTGCGTTGATCCAAGACGGCAAGGCCGCTTTCTGCAATGACCGCGACCGAGGGTTTTTAGGTCTACGCGCGGCAGATCAATCTGTGTTGAACCTGTACGGCTACCCGGTAAAAATAAACGGTTACGGAATCAACTTCAACCAAGACTACAATGCGGACGAATTTGTTTTAATCAAAAACAACCCTATGTGGACACCAACCCTATTATATATCAATTATTTTGTTGACAAAATTGCGAAAACGCAACAAATTATTGATATCAATGTAAACGCGCAAAAAACGCCCGTTATTTTGAAAGGCACTTCAAATCAAAAATTAGCGCTCGCAAATCTATTCGCAAAATATGACGGTTCGCAGGGCTATATTTTCGTTGATAAAGATAACGATTTTAATGATTGTTTTGGAAGCGTAAACACCGGGGCACCCTTGGTGGCTAAGGATTTATACAACTTACTTGAAAGCTATAAAGCCGAATTCCTTTCTTTTCTTGGGGTGAATAACGTGCAAAACGAAAAAGCGGAACGCCTTATCACAGATGAAGTCAATGCTAACAACCAGTTTGTATCAATTAACTTAGAAACAATGTTATATGAACGAAAAAACGCTTGCAAACTAATCAATGAACGGTTTGGCCTTGATGTGTCTGTAAAACCTCGCGTGCAAAGTGAAATTATAGAAGGCGACAAACCCGCTTTTGATGATGACACAGTTAATAACGATGAACCGCAGGGGGTGGAGTAATGGCAAGATATACAAGCAGTTTGGAAGTCGTTGTAAACAATCTATGCGAAAACAGAAATGATGGGCTATATAATCGGGTTGACTCTGCGCGAGAAAAGATTTTTAATTTTTATTACCCGACCCCCCAAAAAATAGAAGATTTCAAAAGATACTTTGAATTTCTTTTTATTTTTCACTATTTAACAGATGAATTTGCGTTTGAAACTTATTACCTTTGGAAAGTAAAACTTCAAGCCAAGTGCATGGAAGTTATGCCCGGATATGCCAAAGCCTTTGACGGCTTCGCGCAAATGACTGCAGATTTGGCCGTTGCCAATCAAAAGTTTAACCGCAAAACGGATTCAAATGCCACAGGCAAAAGCAAGTCCACCGGTTCTTTTTCAAATCAAAACGATTCAAATTCAACCATGCGTGGAGCGGCAAGCGATCTTCCCGGCAATATGATGAAAGCCAAAGACTTCAACTCTATTGAATACGCTGACCGGGCAAACATTGACACCGCGTCTAATAAAGCAACGGACAAGGGATCAACCACAACAGCCAATGATACTACAACCAAAACAAACCAAATCGAAACAATTACCGGTTTAACGATGCCAGCCGGGGAAGTTTTCCGGCAGTATAAAAATGAAGTAAACGGTTTGTATTCGGAATTGCTTGACGAATATAAAAACTTGTTTATGCCGCTATGGTATTAAGGAGGTAAAACATGAATTATCCAAAACCCGATGTAGACCCTATCGCCGTGCTTCGGCGCTTCTACTGCAACCGAATTCTTCCGCAAGTCTACGACGACTCACTGTCTTTTGAGGAACTGCTTTACGGTGTTTTGAAAAAGCTCAATGAAGTCATTGATAAAGTAAACAGTTACGATGAGTTGATAAACTATGTAATTGATTTACTTGAAAACCTTGATAAACATATTAAGGAAACAGTTACGGAACAGTTGCAGACATGGTATGAAGACGGCACCTTGAAAGAAATCCTTGCCGTGATCTGTGACCCTTATTTTGCAGAGTTTCGGCAAGAAATCGCACAAATCAAAAAAGATTTTGCAGATTTTAAAAGTCAACCCCACGGAAGCTACGTGAACTTCGAGCGATATTTAACCGGGTGGGTTTATCGTGGCGAAAATTTAGAAGGATGGAGCAATGTAACAGACCGCTACCCTGTTAATCAAGGTGGTTGCCGTTTCAATCGTAATAATATATCCTATTACGCGATGGCATTTCTACCTCGCGCAAAAACACTTGAAGAACACCCTACCACAGCAAAAGTTATACTTTTCAATTATTCTACTGGTGCGGAAGTTGCAAGTGTTGATATCGACAGTGCCGGTCATGCAAATTGTTTAGTTTACAACAAAAAAAGGGACAGTATTTTTCTTGCAGTTAGCGAGTTAAATGGTTCACCTGCACCGCGCGTCATCGAGCTGAACCCTTCGACGCTTGCTGTTAAACAAACGTTCATCAACCCCAGCGGATACGGTGAGTCAGCTATATCGGCTGTTGCGTATGATGCAACAAACGAACAAATGTACATTTCACAAGGATTGAACGTGTATGAATGGGACCCGGACAGCAATTCAGCTTCAAACAAAGTCACCCTTGCTTCACCTGGTTTTGATTTTACAATGCAAGTTGTAAAAGCAAACGCAACCGCGTTTATCTTGCTGACGTATTCACCGTCAAATATCATTGTCTATGACAAATCGGGCGCAAAATTAAAAGTTTTCCCAATCAATCAATGGCTTGACAATGGACGGTTCTGGAGTGGCGAGCCGGAGGATATCACTGTCACTGATTCGTTTTATATCTACATGAATTCACAAGGTATTGTTTCCGTAAATCCTATGGATTCCATGTTTGCGATTTGGCGTGGCGGGCTTGTCCAGGGGCAGAATAACAGTTCTGTCCAAGGGACCGGACCAGGTGAAGGCATGGGTTATCCGACTATAAATAATATTTTGTATGTAAACAATTCAATTGAGCCGGGAACACGTTATCACTGCATGCGGTCCCAGAACGGAACCAAAAATGCGCCATTCGGACAAATTTGGCAGGCGCTTGAATTGGCGTCCTCTCCCTCATATAAGGGACAAGCTGAAATCAGGGTGCAAGCGACTAATGATGACTATCGTTTTTTCAATATCGCAAATGGTGCAAATATATATATCACCGGTAGATACGACGGCGGCGATCCGCCGGCCACCAAACCGTCATTGTTGGGCCTTGTCATTCACAATTCAAATGCTGTTGTACTCGATAATTTAATTATCAAACAACGTAACAGCAATGAGGCTAATACACCTCACACAGTTCGTTGCGTGAATGTGAATAAGCTTATTTGCAATGATATTGAATTGGAAACAAATTCAAGCAAAACAGCTTATAATATGCTCAATTCAACACTGATCCTTTCCGGTGGCGGTTCTGACGTCTTAAAAGAATGGCCCGCAACTCCATGTATTCGTTTACAACGTGGTTCACAACTTTACGGTTATGAAAAGCATAATATAGGTGTAAACCTTGAATCAGAAAACACCTTGATCTGTCAACGGAAAATCTGCGATGCGCAGAACCGAACTACCGGCACCATTGACACCCGCTCCGATGGTGGCGTGCAAATTTGGAGTGATGATATGATTTCAAACATCGTTCAGCACTCGAGCCGGATCGGTGTTCGCTATCATTCCAGCGCCTCCGGTGTTGAGCGAATCCAATATTTCTACGGTTTCAAAAGTGGGGCAAGCTTCACCATGTTGGTTACGGAAGGTTCAAATTCCGTTAAGGTTTCGTTTGACGGTAGCAGAGTTTTCACTGTGTTGGACGCCAATGGACTGGTTGTTGACGGTATTGTTTTTGAGGGGTGATTAGAATTACAGTTGAACAGTTAACTATAATTCTGTCATCCGCAGTCACGCTGGTGGGCACCTCGCTCACCGCGTGTCTTGCCAATTCAAAAACTTTGTACAGAATTAAACAACTCGAGAAAAAGCAAGAGCAGTACAACAACTTACAACAGCGCGTTGCTCTGCAAGAACTGCGTCAGCAGGTGGCGGACCACCGCCTACAAGATTTGGAGGATAAAGCAAAATGAAAAATGTTTCAAAAGATACTATTATTCGCACAATTGTAACTTTTGTTGCGCTTGTAAATTCAGTGTTAACCATGATTGGGAAAAATCCACTTCCATTTTCCGATGATGAAATGTATTTGTTTTTTTCCACACTTTTAACAGTTTTTTCCACAGTTTGGTCCTGGTGGAAAAATAATAGTTTCACTTCTGCGGCAATTGCCGGTGACATTGTTAAGAATGAAGCAAAAGAAAAGGGGTACACGAAATGACCTATGATCAATTTTACATATCATATAAAGGTAGGTTGATTGACTATGATCGCGTGTCCGGTCCCCAATGCGTGGACTTGGCTAAGTCTTACTTGAATTCATGTTTCGGTCTTCTGCCTGGAGCATGGGGAAATGCGGTTGATTATTATAACAATTATTCCGCACATAAAGCCCTTGTTACAAATTTTGAAAAAATCGCAAACAATCCTACTTTCGTGCCGTTAAAGGGTGATATTGTTGTATGGGGGACGAAAATCGGAAAATATGGTCACATTGCCATTGCCACCGGCAATGGAAACACAAAGTGGTTTGAATCTTTCGATCAAAACTGGCCGCGCGGGTCTAAATGCAAAAAAGTAAAGCACACCTATTATGGAGTGCTTGGAGTGCTTCGACCTAAACAGCGCGGAAAAATTTTTGATTATCCTAAACCCAAAATTGGGTCAACAATCACATTGACCTGTGTGCGCGGAGTATACAAGGGCGCAGGCGCAAACACTGGGCGAAAAAAGATCAAAGAATTGACTTCGGATGGTATAAAGCATTGTTTGAACCGTGGTGAAGAAAATAACATTGCCTACCTGAAACGCGGAACAAAATGTACTATTCTTGAAATCGTTTATAAAGGCAATAAAAACATTTGGGCGCGAATTCCCTCCGGATGGATTTGCATTTACGATTATAATATCGCTTGTAAACGGTTCAAATAAAAAAGACCCGGGAGAAATCCCGGGTTCTTTTATTTAGCTGAAAAATAAAATTCGCACTTCCGATATGTTTTGAATTGTTGAAAACAATTGATCATTGCAATAGACACATTTTGTTAAAAGAAATTCATTGAATTTGATTTGAATATTTGTTCCGACGAATGTTCCGCCGGAAAATGTTTTTAATTCAAGCACCTTGTAGCCTCTAGCCGCAAGGATAGCTTGTAATGCTGTTGATATCGATGTTCTCATTTATTTTTCATACCTCGCTATTACATTTCTTGCCGCGTGCATTGATTTTGCGTTTGCATTCATTTTGAACGTCAATGCGACAACATTGCTTTCTTCGTGCACTTCAATTAAATACCTTATTAAGTCCAAACACTTTGAAAAGTAAATAAGACCTCGCACACCGGTCAAGGTGTTTGGCGCTCTTAGCATTATTTCTTTTTGGCTTTTTGCAACCTGATTGATGAATGATGCGAAGTACGTTTCAAGCGGTTTTTTGATTTCTCCATCTTTGTTGAAACACTTCTCTGCCCAATCAAATTGTTGTTTGATTAAAAACCGAATCATTTATTACACCTCAAAATCGTTATCAATAAATTCGGTGCCACAAAAGCATTCAACTTCTCGCAGAAGTGCAAATTTGTTGTAATTCAAATGCTCATAATACAGCGACCCAAAACGACTCACCTTGTTAAAACCTTCTTCGAAGTTGTCAACAGCTGTATCAATCATGTTTCTATCCTCAAAAGACAAATCCGCGTATTTTACAAATGTGTTTTCGTGACAATCAAAAATATGAATAGGCTTTTCAATATCAACCAAATAACCCTCTGCGTACCCTTGATCGTAGCGACGATCCCATCTTTTTTGCAACTTCATAATTTTACTCCTTTTAATTTAGTTGTTTTCTTTCCTCATTTCTTGTCTTAATTATAGCACGAAATGAAGAATATGTAAATAGATTTGGGCAAATTCGCTGAAATAATCGACATTGTTCATTAAAAGCGTGATCCGCGCTCCCTGATCTTAAACGTCGATTCACTCAATTCAACACCGCCTTGCACGGTTTTGCTTTTCAAAATTCCAAAATATTCTTGTTCTGTATTAAAATTATCAAATGTGATTTGATTTTTGACTACTTCGGTTTGCCCCAGGCCTGCGGCCTTCACATCAAGTCGGCCTTGATCGTCTTCTTCAATATACAGTTTTGCACCAAGAAACTTTGCTCTTGAAAAACTACTTTCGTGCGCCATGCAGTTGAATTCCGTCTCACTAATTTTGGCGCCATCCGGAGGATCATCGCCAATCAAGTGTAGACTATCCGTGTCGCAGTAACAGCACCTATCAATATTCGTTATGAAAAGTGTTTGAATAAATCGCCGGGCGTAGGCTGTCACGAACGCGGCAACCGGTACATACACTGTCTTGGCTGGTCGCGGCGTTTCTACAGTTTGATATGCAAGTATTCCTTTATCATTTATATAAGGACGCTTTACAAATTTATCATTGCTGGCCCCAAATTTTCCGTATAGTGAATTTAGAAACAGTTTTGCAATACTTCTCTTACCTGCATTTTTCTCTATCGTTGCTTGCATTTTCATTTCTTTGAAACGATTTACATAATCAACAAATATTCCTGCTCGACCTATAAATTTATAGCCACCTATATATTGAATTTCTTTTATATTGTAGCATTCGTAAAACATTTCTAAGTCAACGTTGGTTAAATACAAATTTACCATCAAACAACCGGTAGTTGTTACATACTCACGAGGGTTGAAGCGTTTATCATTTTTAATTTGAATTGTTGGTATTTTCCCTTTTTTCAATTCAAACTGTGCAATTATGAACTGTATATATAATGGATATATTGGATCGTCTTTGTATTTACCTTCAAAGAAAACAGGGGTTCCGACTGGATATTTATTTCTTGCATCAATCATTACAGATGGATACAAACTGTTTACGTCGTACACCCTCCCGTGGCCTACCGGTTTACCTTTGAATTTAGGATTAACATAACAATAACCACCTTTATAGGCACGTTTTAACAAATGATACAAATCATCATCAAGGTGTGGGAAATATGTTAAAAATTCATAGTTTGAATAGTAACTATTTTTCTTGTAATAGCGCATAGCGTTTGAAGCTATGGTGTTACGCTCGTGACCCTCATTCCGGAACTGCTTGATTGCTTTCGCTACAATTATAACATCATTAGTTATATATTGTACTTCTTCCTGTGTCATTGTATGGTTATACCCTCGGAATGTTTTATAGTCAATAGTTCCTTTTTGCTCTTTAATCCCAAAAGATTTGGCAATCTGTGAAACACTCATATTGAATATTTTTAGAGTGTCATAAATTTTAACATATTTTCTTTTTGTGAAATTTATTCGATAATTATAATGCACACCTATTGAACTGATTAAACATTCAACGGTTTTTGCTTTTCTTGATTTAGGGTTGTCGTTATATTGCCATTTTGCAGTTCCTAACAAATAACTTAAAATGTAACTACCATCAAATTTTAAGTTGTGAAAACCAATCAAGGAACCATTCGGAAGGCCTTGAATTGCAGAAAGCCAACTTGAGATATTATTTCCATATTGAATATTACGCAAATTATCAACCTCGACAATGGACCACGCCCAGACAGACATGACCCCAGTTTCGGGGTCCCTTTGAGTTTCAAAATCGGAAATAAATTCGTTCATGCTACTTTCCCTTCACACCACTAATTGCTGTTAACATTCGGTCATAGGCTTCTTGACTCTGTGTTGGGTCGTTTGATTCGTAAGCCGCCCATAATGCTTCAACGGCTTCAGGCCATGCGCGAGATAACGAATCAATTTGAAGCAATGTTAAATTATTAAACTCTTGAACTAAATCCATTAAATCTAAAGCGCGCAAACCGTTCATTACATTTTCACGAAACACCTCCGCCCGCTGTTGATTGAATGCTTCCAAGGTTTCCTTTTGATATTCGTACATATACTGTTTTAATGCTTTCGCAGACTTAAATTCTGTTTTTGCAGGTGTTTCATTTTGAATGAATGATTGAATACTTCTTTCTTGCTGTTTTTTAATTATTCGTGTGGTTTGCGTTTCAATTGTTTTATATTTACCTAAACGGATAGTTTTTTCTCGCCGAACTGCTCCGCTGGTTTCTCTTAAACGGTTAAGCAGTTCGTTATATTCTTCAACCGTTGTTATTTTTGTAAACTCTTTTTCAACATTTAATAGTTTTGGAAGTACAACTCCCTGATACTTCCCGTGTGACTTCAAGGCGGCGGCTCTTCGTACGTTATAGTTATACCCACGAATGACGGTTGCCAGTTCGCGTTTTCTTTGTTTTGTATGAATAAATTTTTTCATATACTTTCACCGTTAAATAATTATAGCCCGGTATAACCGGGCTATAATTATTCATTTTTGATAAATTTACAGGACACTAAATTTGTATGTGTGTCCGTTTTTCGTCTTGACCTGGCACGGTACAATCTGTAAGGGATCGGAAAAATCAGAACCCCAAATAGAGCGAACAGCCTTAACACAGCTGTCTACACCCAATGCCATAGACATGTATGCTGACCCGTCATCACATAGGAAAAAATAACGGTTGACCGGCTCGCCTTGATCGTTTACAGCTGGCTGGTCGATGATCTGCACCACAGACAGGGTCTTGTTTACTGCTTCACTAAACGGAGCGGCGTTTGTCAGTGCGCGAAAAAGGTTTACCTTACTTTCATGAGTTGTTGCGGTTGCAATTAGTGCGGTAGTTTCCATAATGGTTTCTCCTTTTGTTTTAAGTGTTTTGTTTTCTTCAAAGGTGAGCGCTCATGTCCTTTGATAGCTACATTATATCATAAGCGATACTATTTTGTCAAGGTTTTTGAAGGTTCGCTCATTGTATAATAATATTTTACACTCTGTATAATACAGCCCCCGAACGTGACTTGGTTCGGTTGGGGAAAGTTTATTTTAATACCAAAATGACAACAATAT